AACTGTCGAGCGACGACAAGGGCCTCCGCTACGTGGTCACGCCACCCGTCAGCCGGGCCGACGTGCTCGAGCTGATCCAGCGGCGCGACGTGAAGGGCAGCAGCTTTGCCTTTACGGTCGACTCCAAGGGCGAGGCGTTCGTGCCCGACGAGAAGGGCAACGCCATCCGCCACATCCGCGAGGTGTCTGGCCTGTACGACGTGGGGCCTGTTCTGGTGCCGGCCTACCCCGCGTCGACAGCTGGCGTGGCCATGCGGTCGTACCAGACGTGGCTGGCTTTGCAGCAGGCTCAGGCAACCCCCGAGCCGCGTTCCCTGGTGCCCTACGCGGCCATCGCCGCCGCGCTTCGCCTGCGGAGCCAAATGCGTGGCTGACCGCCCCCGTTGCCAGTGTGGCGAGACGATGCGGACACGCTCCAGCCGCGCCTGCGGCGTGGAGCAGCTGCGGTACGTCCGCTGCCCGAGGTGCGGTGCCCGCGGTCGCGTCGTTGTTCGCACAACACATTCCGCTGTCGCGTTCTTCAAGGGGCACGGAGGCCGGTCCTAGTCTGCGTTTGTCGCACCGCGGCAACCCCTTGCTGTCCCAGGAGACGCAGACCATGGACGTGATCAAGCAGCTCACCGACGAGTCGGCCGAAGTCGCCAACCGGATGGACGCCGTTCGTTCCATGGAGTGCGTCGACGCCGACGCCGTCGCGGCCCGCGACCTCGAGCTGGAGTCTCTCTCCACCCGGGCCGGCAACCTCACCAAGAAGCTCTCCTTCGAGCACGCCGTCGTCGAGCAGGCCAAGAGCCTCCGGTCGGTGGTCGACCGCTGCACCCCGGCAGTCGAGCCCGCCAAGACCCAGCGTGCCCGCATCGAGCCCGTGGCCTACCGCGGCAAGCTCCGTGCCTACAAGGATCCCGCCGAAGCCTTCACCGTGGGCCAGTGGATCAAGGCTCAGTACACCGGGGACGCCGACGCACGCCAGTGGTGTGCCGATCACGGCGTCGAGGTGCGGACGATGGGCGAAGCGACCAACGCGGCCGGCGGTGCCCTCGTCCCCGACGTCATGATCGCCAACCTCATCCGCCTGGTCGACGTGTACTCCGTCTGGTCGAGCTCCATGCAGCAGGTGCCGATGGGCTCCGACGCTGTCCTGTTCCCGAAGCGGGTCTCCGGTGTCACGGCCAACTGGACCGGCGAGAACGCCGAGATCAGCACGAGCGATCCGGCAGTCAACCAGGTGCAGCTGATCGCGTCCAAGCTGACGGTCGGCACGAAGGTCAGCAATGAGGTGCTTGCCGATTCGGCAATCAACCTCGGCGACTTCATCACCGAAGAGTTCGCCACGGCCATCTCGGGCAAGCTCGAGGCCGCGGCGATTGCCGGCGACGGCACGAGCACCTACGGCGGCATCGTCGGCCTCAAGGCCAAGATCGGTGCGGGCTCCGTCCACACGACCGGCGCAGGCCGTGACACGTGGGAAGAGCTCGTCGCGGCCGACTTCCTCGGTGCCCTCGGCAAGCTCCCCCGCTACGCTCTCAACGGTGCCCGCTGGTACATCTCCAGCCTCGGCTTCGCCCTGGCGATGCAGCGGCTCGACATGGCCGCTGGCGGCCGGGTCTCGGTCGAGGGTGGCACGGGGCTCCAGTTCGCTGGGTTCCCGGTCGAGATCACCGACCAGACCCATTCGACCGACACCGACTTCACCGGCGAGACCATCGCGTATTTCGGCCGGCCCGACCTCTGCGGGATGTTCGGCCTGCGGTCGCAGTTCGCCACCCGGATCAGCACCGAGCGCTACGTCGAGTTCGATCAGACGCTCTTCACCGGTGTCGCCCGCGGCACCATGGTCTGGCACTCGGCTGGCGATGCAACCACGGCTGGTGCCATCGTGGCAATCAAGGGTGCCTGATAACCCGCCGGCGTCCTTCACTCACTCCTGACATGCCCCGGAGAACGCTTCCATGAACCGTCTCGAGAACACCAAGACGCTGGCGAGCCTCTCGGACGATATCACGTCGTCTGCGACCCACTCCCACGAGATCGACACCCTCGGCTTCAAGTACGCGTCCATCGACGTGGCTTTTGAGAAGGTGGCCGCTGCCGGCACCAACTCGGCCGTCGCCCTCGTCTGCAAGTTGCAGCACGGCGACACCACGTCGGCCTACGCCGACATCTCGGGCTACGTGGGCGGCACGTCGTTCACGATCCCGACGCCGGCCAACACGAGCTCCGACGTGGTGGTGCGGTTCGATGTCGACCTCCGCGGGAAGAAGCGGTACGTGAAGGTGCTCGCCACCGGCAACGCCACCGGCTCGGTCTACTCCGTGGCTCGACTCGGCAAGCCCGAAGACGGCCCCGACACCGCCGCCGAGAAGGGTGCGTCGGTCGCTGTCGCCGGCTGAGCTTGACGCCTCAGCCAATCTGAACGCCCAAGCGGGCGGCGGGTAGCCCCCGTCGCCCGTTTCGCGTTTCATGGAGGAGCGATGCTCATCAAAGTCGGCGACACCACGGTCGACGTTCGCGTGCATGCCGTGCTGTCGATGCCGCGGCTGAGTTTCACCAGCAACCATTTCGGCTGGTGGAAGGCGTTGATGCCCCTCGGCATCGAGCCGACGATGGGCTCGGGCGCGTTCTGGGATCAGGTGAACAGCCGGATCTTTGAAAGCGTCATGGACAACAACGAGTACATCCTGACGCTCGACTACGACTCGTTCATCCTCAAAGAGGATGTCGAGCACCTCTTCGCCCTAGCTCTGACGTTCGGCTGTGACGCTCTTGCTCCAATCCAGACGAAGCGTGAAGACGGCCGGCCGATGTTTACCATGCCGGGCACGCTCGACAACCCACCCGAAGACGGCACAAACCACGTTCCTCGGGAGTGGTTCTCCGAGCCTGTCCAGCAAGTCGACGCCGCCCACTTCGGCTGCACCATCATCAGCACCAAGGCCCTCAAGCGGGCCCTGAAACCGTGGTTCTGGAGCAAGCCCGACGCCGAAGGGGGCTGGGGCGATGGCCGGATCGATCCAGACATCTGGTTCTGGAAACAGTGGAAGGCCAGCGGCAACCGCTGTTTCGTCACGCCTCGCGTGGTCATCGGCCATGGCGAGTACGTGATCACGTGGCCCGGCAAGGATCTGTCGAAACCGGTCTACCAGTACACGACCGAATACAACGGCCAGGGCAAGAAGCCGGACACCATCTGGAGCGCTGGCTGATGCCACAGACCATCAAGATCACTCGTGGCTTCGGCCGCTACGTCAAAGGCCAGATCGTCACCATCGGCGGCGGGGTGGCTGACGTGTGGATCCGCATGGGCCGGGCCGTGGCTGTGCCGACTGCAGAGCCAAAGATCGAGACCGCCTCGCTCGAGGTCGTGGCCGAGACCGCCGACCGGACACCCAAGCGGAGGAAATTGCGATGAAGCACGTTCGTAGCCTGAGGCGCACCAGCGGCCCCGAGGTCGAGCCTGTCAGCGTGGCCGATGCGAAACTGCATCTCCGCGTCGACAGCGAGACCGACGACACGTACATCGCCGGGCTGATCTCCGCGGCCCGGGAGTGGTGCGAGGTCTACACCGACCGCACGTTCATTCACACCCAGTACGCCATCACCATGGACACGTTTCCGTGGGAGATCGAGCTGCCGCGGCCCCCGGTCGCGGTGGCAGCTGGCTACACGGCCACGGCCGTGGCCTACGTCCGCGAGACCGGCGGCACAGCCACCCTGCCGACGAGCGAGTACCGCGTCGACCGCAACGCGGAGCCGGGGGTGATCCGCACGGTCTACGCCGGCACCTGGCCGAGCCACCTCATCGACCGCAACAGCATCACCGTCACTTGGTGGGCCGGCTACGGCGAAGACGGCACCAAAGTGCCAAAGGTCGTGAAGTCGGCCATCCTCATGCTCGTGGGCTTCTGGTACGAGCGGCGGATGGCGGCCGACCAGGCCTCGGCCACCGAAGTGCCGTTCGGTGTGCATGCCCTGCTCGACTCGATCAAGTGGGGGAGCTACCGATGATCGACTTTGGCACGCTCCGCGAGCGGTTGACGGTGCAAGTGGCCAGCGGTGCCACCAACGCCCTCGGCGAGACCGTGCTGACGTGGGCCAACAGTTCTGCTGTCTGGGGCAGCGTCGAGGGCGTGAGCGTCCGCGAGGCCCTGGTAGCCGGCCAGCAAGAGGTGAGCATCACCCATCGGGTGCGGCTCCGCTACCTGCCGGGGCTGACGCAGTCGCACCGGTTTGCGTGGCGCGGTCGCACCCTGGAGATCGTGTCGCTGCTTGAGCGGAACAACCGGGCCGAGCACGAGGCCATTTGCCAGGAGGGCCGCAGTGCGTAAAGGCGTCGAGGTCACAGTCGAGTTCCCCGAGCTCAACAACCTGAAGCGGGCCTTCAACAACCTGCGCCCAAGCCTCGCCAAGAAGCACATGGGTGCGGCGATCCGTCGCACCCTCAAGCCAGGCGTCGATGCCCTCCGCAGCACCACGCCGAAGGGGCCGACAGGCAACCTTCGCCGGGCGATTGCGTCGAAGGTGAAGACGTACTCCAACGGCGGTGCTGTCGGGCTGGTTGGCTACACGGCCGCAGGCAGCGGCAAGACCAAGCCCGCGGCCTCTGGCACCGTGAAGAAGGGCAAGAACCTCGGCTACCACATGGGGTTTCTGGAGTTCGGCACCCGGGAGCGGCACACCAAGGGGCCGATTGCCTCAAGCTTCAAGCGGCTCGGGCCGTTCAAGCTCAAGAGCAACGCGAGCCTATTCCGCCAGAGCCGCCGACTCACCGGCCAGGCCCAGCGGATGCTCCTGCGGGCCGGCCGGCAGCGATTCCAAGACGAGGCCTCGGCAGCAGCTCTCCTGCGGAGGGGCGCTCAAGGCAAGCTCTCGCAGGCTGGGGCCAAGTTCCGGCAGGCGGCTCAGGTGCGCACGTCCCCTGCCTACCCGCTGGCGTTTTTCAAGCGAGCCGCCCGCGGCCAGCGTGTCTACCTGTCGTCGATGCCCATCGGCGGCAGCAGCGGCCAGCCTCCGGTGAGGACGGCCTACGAGCGAGCCCTGCCCGAGATGCGGGCCACCCTGCCTGTCGAGATGGCCAAGAGCGTCCGTGCGGCCCTCCGCGACCTGGCCGACAAGTTCCCGCCCAACCCCGGCACCCGCCGCCCGCCAGCCACCCCCTTCTAGGATCCCCGCCCCATGGCACTCAAGAGCCCAGAGTCTGTCCTGCGGGCCGCCCTGGTGGCCAATGCCACAGTGTCGGGTTTACTCGGCACCAAGATCTACCCGCTGGCGGCCGACGCCGATGCCACGCTGCCGTGGGTGACGTGGCGACGTTCAGCCATCCGCCGGCAGGCAACGCTCTCGGGGCCGATGGGCGTGCCCAATGTTGTGATTGAGTACGACATCGTGGCCACCACCTACGAGGCGGCCAGGACGCTGGCAGACGCCATTCGCGGCGTTCTGGATGGTTACAACGGCACCGCCGACAATACGACGGTGAGGCAGACGAGCCTTGAGGATGAAAGCGATCAGTTCGCGTCCCTCAATGGTGCCGAAATGCCCGACCTGTACATCGTCCGTCAGACCTACGAAGTTCTTTGGCAGGAGACATGAAGCATGGCCGACACTCCCCATGATTCCAGTGGCACGACGCTTAAGTTTCCCAACACTGCCGCGTCGAATGCCTACGTCGTCACAAACATCGTCTACAACCTCACCGACCCCGGTGCCGACGACACCATCGACATCTCGCACCTCGGTCTCACGACCGGTGCCGAAGTGCTGTCGCAGTCTCGGCCGCTCTCGGGGTCGGCCACCGACACGGGCCGCGAGATCTCTTTCGATTTCATCGGCAAGACGCCGCTGGCCGACAAGACGACCGGCACTCTGACGATCACCGGCGGGCTGGCCATCGCAGCCGCCGGCACGGTGCGTTCCTCGACGATCACGCTCGCCACCAACGACGTGATCAAGGGTTCTGCCACTATCCGCATCGCCCGAGTCTGACCCGCGGGAGGCTCCCGTGGCCACCTTTTCCACCGGAATCTCCGTCACGTGGGGTGGTGTCTCGTTCCTCGAGGTGACCGCCGCGGCCCCGAGCTACGCAGGCGGGCCCAGCAAGGGCCGCTCCGTGGTCTGGACCGACGAGGCCGGCACGTGCACCGTTGAGTGCTACGGCACGGCCAATGTCTCGTCGGCCGAGTACGGTCTGCGCAAGCAGCTGGTGATCAGCGGCGCGGGCGTCAGCTTGACGACCCAAGCACTCTATCTGGGGTTCACGCAGACGCCCGAGCTCAACGGCGTCACGCGTTACTCCGTCTCTTTCAAACTCCTTGATGGGTGATCCATGCCGCTCACAGCCGACGATCTAAAACGGGCCTGCCGGCCCAACATCAAGACGGTCGACATCCCCGGCCTCGGGGAGGTCTGCATCCGTGCCATGACGCTCCGCGACCGCGACAGCTACGAAAAGGCCTCGGTGGACGGCGGCGGCAAGCTGCCCAACGACTTCCGCAGCCAGTACCTGTCGCGTTGCCTGTGCGACATCGACGGCAATCTGATGTTCCCGGGCCCTGAAGGCGTCGAGACTCTTCAAGCCCTTGACGCGTCCATCGGCTCGCGGCTGTTCGATGCGGCGATCAAGCACAACCGGATGACCGAGACCGACATTCAGGATCTGGCAAAAAACTCAACGCCCGGCCAGAGCGGCGATTCGCCTTCCGCCTCGCCGGGCATCTGAAGATGACGCTGGGCGAGTTGCTCGACCGGATGGATTCGGTCGAGTTCTCAGAGTGGATCGCGGTGGATCGGTACTACGAGCGGATCGGTGACGACTGGCTTCAGACAGGGATCCTCGCCGCGGCGTCCCTCGCCCCCTACAGCAAGTCGACCTTAGACCCCCGGAAAATCATCGGCCTTGATGACCACGCACCGCGCCACGCCACGCAAGACGCTGACGCTTTGAGACGCCTTCAGGCTGACCTCGGATGAGCACGCCACTCGCACTGTCGATGCAGATCTCAGCGAGCACAAGCTCTCTGGCTGCATCCGTGCGCGATGTCAACACGCGGCTCGACTCGATGGGCCGGGCCGGCAAGCAAGCCGCCTCCGACCTCAGCGTGCTCAAGACCATCGAGATCTCCCGGGCGTTCCTGTCGGCCGTAACCAGCGCCGCCAGTTCGTTCCAGAGCATGGTCGTCGGTTCCGCCTCGGCCGTCGCTGCCATCGACGACCTGTCAAAGCGCACCGGCGTCTCGAGCACCGCTCTCCAGGCCTACCAGTTTGCGGCGGATCAGTCCGGCGTAAGCATCGAGACCTTTGGCAAGTCGCTCCAGAAACTGACGATCAACCTTGGCGAGGCCCAGACCGGCAACGGCGCGGCCATTAAGGCCTTCACCGACCTCGGGCTGTCGGTCCAAGAGCTTTCGACGCTCTCGCCGCAGGTGGCGTTTGAGAAGATTGCCGCCTCCATCGCGGCCCTCCCAAATCCTGCCCAGCAGGCCGCGGCCGCGGTCAGCCTGTTTGGCAAGTCCGGCGTCGACCTGGTGCCCGTCTTCCAAGAGGGGGCCGGCTTCCTGCAGGAAATGCGGGAAGAGGCCGAGCGGCTCGGCACGGTTCTCTCGGAAGACCAAGTCGGGGCCCTCGCCGGGCTCGACGACTCCATCGCCAAGGTCTCGGCGTCGTTCAAGGGGCTCACGTCGCGCGTCGTGGCCGAGTTCGCCCCGGCGCTCACCGTCGCCGCCGACCAGCTCTCCACGTTCCTCGGTAGCCTTGACGCCCGCGACCTCGTCGGCAACCTGTCTGCCTCGCTCGGCAATCTCTCCGATGTTGCCTCTGCCCTCGGGAGTGCGTTTGAGCTGGTGTCTGCGGTGTTTACGCCGCTGGCCGAGGTCGTCTTCCCGGTCGTCGCCCAAACGCTGGGCTTCCTTGCGGCAAACATCGAAGGAGCGGCCCTAGGAGCCCTTCTCGCGGCCGGTGCCTACGCTGGGTACTCGCTGGCCGCGGTGACCGCCACAGGGGCTACGGTGGCCTTTACGTCGGCCCTGCGGCTCCTGCTCGCCTCCACGGGTGTCGGCCTGCTGGTTGTCCTGCTGGGAACAGCGGCCGGGGCCTTCCTGCAGTACCTAACGGCCGGCGACCAAGCCACGACAGATGTCTCCGCGTCCATCGCTGAGAACAACGCCCGCATCGAGGAGCTGCGGGCCAACCTCCAAGATGCCAGCGTCGACGCGGCAGATTTCGGCAAGGAGTTTCAGGCGGCCTTCAAGACCCCGGTCGATGTCACCAATGCCTCCCTGACGCAGGGCGTGGTTGACGAGGCCGGCCAGGCCTTCCGCCGGCTCGCTGCCGACCTCGGCACCGTCGAGCTCGTGCCGCAGGAGCTGCTAGACGCCTTTGAGCTTCTCAAGTTCGACATCGAGAGCGCCAACGACGGTGCCAAAGACGCTGTCCTTGCACAGCAACTGATCGCAGACTCTGCCGGCGAAGTGCTTCGTAGAATCGAAGAGATCAACGCCGCTCGCCAAGAGGAGAAGGCCCGCATCGACGACGTGGTCGACGGTGTTCGGCAGGCTCAGGAATACGAAAAGCGGCTCAAGGAAGAGCAACGGCAAAGGGTCGACGACATCACACGCCGCGAGCTCGAGGCCCAAGCCCAGATCGAGCAGCGTATTGCCGATGTCGAGGCTCAGCGACTCAGCGGCCTGAGCGGCCGCAACAACGAGCCGCTTAAGGCCGCAGACATCCGATCAAGCGAGGGCATCGGCCAGTTCCTGGCACTGGCCACCGGCCGCGAGGATCCCGCTGTCGCTGAGGCCCGCAAGCAGACCAACGAGATCGTGGGCCTGCGGCAGGATCTGCGTGAGCTGCAAGCCCAGAAAGC